GAGGAATATGCTGAGATGCAGTTGTATTCTCGCAATGGTGGTATGGGCGGACAATTTGTATTGAGAAATGGTTTTGGTTGGCAAACACCAAAGGAACATCGCGAAACACAAGCGATAAAACAAAAAACAAAGATTTTACAAGAAGAATTTGATATGAAGAAAAAATTGCTTGATAGTAGTTCTGTAAAAAATGCTGGGATTGAGATACGGATTGTTGATGCTAATCAAAATGACGATGAAGACTGAGAACCAAAATTAACAAGTTTCACTACACTTGCCATTGGTGAAATATACAAGATAAGAGGTGAGATGAACCATGGAAACCGTAACAAAAGCTGTAAATCCAAGATTCAGAAAATTCATATTTGATTGGGATTACAAGACATATTTGTGTGTAGGTGGATATGGTTCATCCAAATCTTATCACATATGTTTGAAAATTATCTTGAAATGCCTGGAAGAACAGAGAAAAGTGCTTGTTGTGAGAGAGGTATATGACACAATCCGAGACAGTTGCTTTGATTTGTTTCTGGAAATTCTTGGGGAGATGGATTTGCTTGAAGAGGATGCCCGAAAGTCACAATCTTCTCGGGTTAGGTACAAAACCAGCCCAATGCAGTTCCTGTTTCCAAATGGTTCCAAGATAATTTTCAAAGGTATGGACAAGCCTGCTAAGCTCAAATCCATCAATGGGATATCCATCGTTTGGTTGGAAGAAGCAAGTGAAATCAAATATTCTGGCTACAAAGAATTAAGAGGACGTTTGAGACATCCCACCAAGTCCCTACACTTCATATTGTCACTGAATCCTGTCGACACAGACAACTGGGTTTACCAGCATTTTTTCAAAAGAGTGGACGACCAAGGTGACACGGTGACAATTCTAGATGATGAGGAATTGTATAAACGGCGCACTATTGTTAAAAATGGCACATATTATCACCATAGCGTTTGTGAGGATAATTTATTCTTGCCACAAAGTTACATTGATGAACTTGAAGACATGAAAACTTATGACATAGATTTGTACAGAGTTGCCAAAAAAGGGCAGTTCGGAGTCAATGGCATAAGGGTATTGCCTCAGTTTGTCGTTGCAGAAAGCAGTGACGAGGTGCTCAATAAAGTCAAAGGCATTGACCGAAAATTCCATTTTCATGGAATGGACTTCGGGTTTGAGACATCCTACAACGCTATTGTTGACATGGCTGTTGATGACAAAAACAAGTATCTGTATTTGTATGGTGAATATTACAAGAATCATATGACTGATGATAAAACAGCCAAGGAGCTGAAAAGAGCAGGATATGATGAAGTACAAATCTCCGCTGATTGCGCTGAACCAAAAACAATCAAATTCTATCAACAAGAGGGCTTTAAAATGCGAGCTTGTTACAAGATTTCAAGGTTGGAAAACACCAAGAAAATCAAGCGTTTTCGCAAGATAATATGCAGCCCTGATTGCATTAACACTATACGGGAACTAAAAAACCTCACCTATGCCAAAGATAACAAGGGTGTAATGATAATGGATGAATTCAATATTGACCCGCATACATTTTCGGCAATCTGGTATGGACTAGATACATACAACGTTGCGGATATCAAAGACCGCAAGAGAAACACACACTCAGGAGGGTAAATTTTATGCTGAAAGCAGTTCTTGACGGAACTTGTGATACATTGAATTTTTACAAATATCCTGTGGATATGCCTCTCATTGGTGAATATGGTATTCCTGTAATTAGAGCGATTAGAATAAAACATCCTGAGAAATATCAGCTTGTGGCATTTGATGAATGTCATCTCATTCCTCAGGGACAACGAAAAAGATACATTGTTCATTTCTATATATATATATATATGACTACAAATTTGAACGAGTGTGGAGCCAGCTCAAGAAGAATACAGAATTTTTGAGGCAGTTTGCAGCAGTGATTGCTCCGGATTTTTCAACTTATGTAGGTATGCCAAGAGCTATGCAGATTTGGAATGTCTGGAGAACAAATTTTGTAGCCTGGTGGTGGCAGAACGCAGGACTGAAAGTCATAGCCAACTCCCAATGGAGTGATAAGCAGTCATATGACTATAGTTTCAATGTCTTACCGCAAGGAGGGTGTATAGCTGTATCAATCAAGGGCTGTGTTGCTGATGATAATAGAGCTCAGAAACAAGAATCTTTTGTTGAGGTAAAGAGCCGATTTAAACAAGGCTTTGAGGCTATGGTACAAATAGCTCAGCCCAGCCAGATTCTTTGGTTTGGATACGAGCCAAAATGGCTAATTAAATTTGCGAAGCAAAATCCTGAGATACAAATTCTACACATAAAACAAAGAAAACTGTATCAAGAAAGACTTGATAGAAAGAAAGGTGAACACTGATGGGCTTGAAAAAAGCACAAGAAATAATTGCACCATTTTGGAATGTGCCCACTCAGCTCATCACGAGCGAGATTGAGGGGTTATATAGACATGATGTACTCGCAGAACTTGGTGAAATCATCAAGCTGTATGACGTGTATGACCATGGTGCACAATTTACTACAGAGGGCAATAACGGTGATTATGTCCCTGCAGATTTGAGATTCAAACAATCCGCTGCACTTATCAACAAGCAAGCAAGATTTTTATTTAGCAAAAAACCTGATATCTGGGTGAGTGTAGTTCATGACCCAAACAACAAAGCTGAAGTTGAACAAGCCAAGGAAATGGGCACAATTACACAAGCTTACATTGATACAGTTTTGAAGAAAACACATTTTTTCTCTAAGCTGCTGAAAGCTGCTAAGGACTGTTTTATCGGAAAACGTGTTGCATGTTTTGTAAATTTCAACGAGGATACACAAAAAATCAGCATAGAATTCAGCCCATCTTTGGAGTTTGTATATGACTTTGACGAAGAAGATTCAAGCATACTGAACAAGATTGTGTGTTTCTACAATGTCAAAGAATCCTCAGAAAAGACCGAGCAGAGAATTTACAAAAAGAAGTACTGGATGGATAATGGCTTCTGTTGGATTGAAGAGGGCATCTATGATGGCGTGGGAAATCTGATTGATGAGCTCATTGCAGCCAGACCTACAAAATTTGAGTATATTCCTGCGGTTGTTATTATCAATGATGGCTTGACTGGAGAAATCCGTGGACAATCTGATATTGAAACTTTGGCTGACTATGAAAGTTGGTACAGTCGACTAAACAACGCTGATATTGACGCAGAACGACAAGGAATGAATCCTATCCGCTATACCATTGATATGGATGCAGATTCAACCACAGGTTTGTCAATTTCAGCTGGCTCATATTGGGACTTGAGCTCAGACCAAAATATGGCTCAAGACCGAGCAGGAACTGTTGGAACACTTGAGACAACTATGGGATATACCAGTGCATTGTCTTCAACCATAGAACGCATAAAAAACAATGCTTATGAGCAAGTCGAAGTGCCTAACATCAGCCCTGAGAATATGTCGGGTATGATTACAAGTGGCAAAACACTAAAGGCAATTTATTGGGGATTAATTGTTAGATGTGATGAGAAAATGTTGACTTGGAGACCTGCTATTGAGTTGGTTATCCGTAGCCTGATTGATGGAGCACTATTGTATCCAAAAGCAGCAATTCCGTATACCTCTGAACCCATACCTGATGTTGAATATGACATAATTGTTGATAATCAGTATCCAATTCCTGAGGATGAAGTTGAAGAAAAGACAATGGACTTGTCAGAGGTCTCAGCCCAAGTTATGAGCCGCAAATCCTACATGAAGAAGTGGCGAAACTTGACCAATGATGAAGTTGATGCAGAACTACAACAAATTGCTCTGGAGCGTGAGATGCTTGAAGACAGCTATAGTGTTCTTCCAACATCAGGCACGTCAAATTCAGCTCAAACAGAGGAAGAGCCTGAAGAGGAAAAATCAGAGGAACAAAAGGAATCAACTGAAGATGAAGAGGTTGAGGAATAACCAATGTCACGAGAGCTTAAATTTGCATCAGGTGAACAAGCAAGATTGCGAATAACCAAACAGCAAAGACGTCAAATCAAGTCAATGTATAGCAAGCTTGATAAAGAAGCCAAGAAGAATCTCAAGTCATTGGAAACTCAGACTTCTGCAACTGCTTATCTTCAACGAATGAGATTGACAGATTTTGTAGCAAGTCTTCAAAATGCATCAACAGCTATGAACAAAGATTTGGAATCAATAATCAAAGGCAACATGATAATTGTGTCCAAGGCAGTAGTCTCTGATGTTGGTACACTATTGAACAAAGCTAAGGTATCAATAAAAGGAGCATATGCCTATGTGCCTACAGATATTGTGACAAGGATTTCAACTGGCAAAGTTTATGAGAGTGGCTGGAGTTTGAGTTCAGCAATTTGGAGCAATAACAAGAAGATTCATGAGGACATTCAACAAATTGTCGCTCAGGGTACAGCCGCAAACAAATCGGCTTTTGATATTGCCAAAGACCTTGAAAGATATGTCAATCCGAATGCCAGAAAGGACTGGAAATGGAGTAAAGTGTATCCAGGGTCAAAC